TGCCATCCTGCAGCGGTGGTGGTGCCCAGTGTTGCGATCGTATACACCGTGCCGGCAGACAAAGCCGTGGCCGCCGTACTGCCTGTGCCTGGTGAGTACGCGTTAACTTCCGTACCCAGGTGGCGCTGATAAGCGTTTGTGAAATTGATCTGATACGTGCCAGTGGCCAATTTGGTGATTGACGCCACGCCAGTACCAGCCAGGTTGGTCACAGCGCCCGATGCGCCCGCCAGGAAATTGCACTCAATCAGGGTTAGGCCTGCGTTGAATGATTGGGTAAATTGTCTTAACATATGTAAAATCCTTTGTTTGTTAGAAAAATGGGGGCCGCCAGTGTGTGGTCCGACCCCCTCGCAGCGTGACACCCATCACGCCGCTTGTTTAGGCAATAAGTGTGACGAGCGCGTTCCGGATCGGCGCATTGCAACCAAGCTGCAGGTAACCGCCTTGGCGGATTTCCACTGCATCGTAGTTGTTCAGGCGCAACATTTCGAGGCCCTGACCTTCGTGGTCAAGGATGCCAATGGCAGGACCTGCGCTGTAGAGTTTCCACGTGCTCATTTCGAGCAAGAAACCCGTTTGCGAAGGACAGCTGCGGTCAGCCAGGACAGTGATCGGGCCCGCTGGGCCATTGATCACAACGCCGCTGTAGAACACTTCGACTTCTTGGCCTTCACCAGCGTTCGCCGTGATCTCTTGGACGAATTGGGCCTTGGCGCCCAGGGACTTCACAAGGTAGGTGAAGCTGGCGTAGTTACAGAAAAACACATCCGGTTGTCCACCTTGGTTGGCAACTTGGGCTGCCGCGTCCAGGATGGCGTCTTCGATCGGTTCTGCGCTGCCGTTGAAGTAACAGCCACTCAGACGGCTATCGACGGAGCGGTTGACGCCGAAAAATGAGTCCGTGCTTTGGATAGCGGCCGGGTTGACCAACCAGCTAGACAAGCCGTTGATGGCCAGGTTGTTGTTGCCTTGGGTCAACAAGTAGTCGCCCGCTGCCCAGCTGGTGGGCGTGCCTGCCGCGCCGCCGCTACTAGCGGACACAGTGATCGTGCCACCAGTGCGGTTGACGGCGATAACGTAGCCCAGAGCCGTGCGTGGTGTGCCGCCATCGGTGGCGTTGGCCTGGAGGACTTGGTTGACGCTGAAGTAGGTAGACGAGTTAGGGTCTTGGAGCGTGATCACGCCAGTGTTGATGGCGTTAATTTGGCCGCTGGAGCCGGTGCCGCCGCGATACAGTTGCAAGGCAACCATGTTGGCGACGGATTCAAAGCCGCTGTCCATGACCGAAGTAACCGAACGGGCGAAGCTACCCAGGTCGGCACTGGCGGCACGAATGGTTTCGCCGTCGATTTGGGCGACGTTGTAGACCTTGGCGCGCTGAAGCATGAATTCAGCGGTCAGAAGAGCGCTGGTGTTGGATTGAGCATAGGTGAAAGAGTTGCTTGACGCGTTGGCATCAACGATGATAGGCAACGGAAAGAGCTTGCCGATCGCGTTCTCTTCTTTCGCGAGCATGCCATAGAAGGGACGTTTGTTGTAAATAAGGTTTTGGACGCGCTGGGCGACATAGATTTCCTTGAGCAAGGAAACCAATTGAGTCATCCCGTTGGCACCAGTAGGTGTGGTTGCCGGGAATGTAGGGGCGGTATAAGCCATGGACGCTATTTCCTATTTTTCGCGACCCACTGTTCAACAGTAAGGGCCTGCTTTGGTTTGTTGACGACACTCGGACTAATGGAAGCGCCGACTGCGTTTGACAGCGGGGCGGCTTTGCCTTTTAGTTTGCGAGGCGCGGGCAGTATTGATGCCCATTTTGTTGCTTCGGGTGTAGACGGATTGCTTGCATCCACAACTCCCTTATCGGCAGATTCTGAATTGGCTTGAGTAGATTCTTTTGCTTTCGGAAGTTTTTGCTGTAACTGCGCGGCTTCATTCTTGAGATAGGCCTCGACGAGTTTTGCGGCTTCGTCAATTTCCATGACCTTACCTGTGCGGCGCGCGTGCTCATCAATCGCATCAAACACCAGGTCGGTTTGCTCAAGGGCGGCGATGTGCGGGTAGTCGGCAGCTTTGTCGCTGACGTGCTTGGCAATGTCGGCGCGGTAGGCACGCTCCTGCTGGGCAACCATTGCCTGTTGTGCCTCCAGTTCCGCTTTGGCACGGGCAGTGCGTTCGGCGTCTAGTTCCTGGCGTAGTTGGTCGATTTTAAAGTCTGGGGTGACCTGCTTACTAATTTCCATTTCCGTAAGTTGTTGATAACTAAGCCCACGTGCCTTTAGGGCTTCGACGGGGTTTTGTTTAAAGGCAGCTTCCCACGCCTGTATCTCGGCTTTTTGTTGCGCGATCGCGGCTTTTTCGGCAGCCAGGGCTTGACGTTCTGCCTGCGCTGTGGCAAGATCTTTTTGTGCCTGCAGGTGCGCAGCGGCTGCCTGTTTTTGTTTCAGGATCGCGGCGCTGAGTTTTGGTGCGGGCGGTGCAACCTCTGCCGCAGGTGCGGCGGCAGGTGCGGTAGTTTCTGGGGTCGAAGCGGGGGCGGGAATGGTTGTGGTAGTTGTGGCTGGTGTTGTCATTTGGATTTCCTGTATGGGTGTGATTTTATTGACCGCCACCAATTGGCAGCGTGTCAGACGTGGGCGGTTGTTGCGGCGTTGCTATTGGGTGGGGCGCGCCCGGCGCACCAGGGACGCCGGGGGGCGGTACTGGTGGCTGTGAGGCCTGAACCATGTCGTCTATGGACGAAATAAAGTCCCGCAGCATCTGTAGCCGATCGGGGTTGAGATTGTTACATTTGCCCTGTTGTAGGTATTCCAAGGCCAGCTTGCGAGCTGCCACTGGGTCGTCATCGGGCTCAATAGCAGCGGGCTTGCCAGAATCAACAATGTCGTCCAAGATTTTGTGCAAGTAGTCATTACTGGCATCGACCAACGCTTCGTAAGCAGGTAAGTCTGGTGAATCAAGTAATTGGCGTCCTTCGGTTTGGGTGACGAGGCCCGATTGCATCCACTCGGTAACGGTTTGGATTTGGCCAGCCGGTTCCGACGGCAGCTTAGATACTGGCGCGATTTGGAGAACATAAACATCGCGTGGCATATCCACTTCGGACCATTTGATAGTGCTGATGAATTTTCTATCTGGACTGCGGACGCTAAAGCTCGGATCGTATTCCGCAATGTCAGCGGCGGTGTCGACGGCCAAGTTGGCCAGCTGCAACGCAAGGTCTTCATACATTTGGCCAATAAGTTGAAAGCGATCCGTTTCGATGTCATCAAAAGTGCGCAGGGCCTCGCCGCTGTTCAGGCCTGCGGGTTTGGAGGAATTGGCACTTAACTGGGAGACGCCCGATTGCTGATAGGCGAACTGAATCAGACGCTGAATATGCTCATAGATCTCGCCCTGGACGAGCGGAGGGGTGATATACGTCGGCGCGCCGCCCGGTCCCTGCGCGTACTTGATAATGGTCCCGACATTGCCGTCGAAGTGACTGTCCACAATCTTACTGCCATCCGGAACGAGTATCTTATACGTACCGCCAAGCCAGTATGAGCGCTGCACAACCATTAGACACTGATTCAACTCAAACTGAATCGGCACCAGTTGCTCAACCAGACCCTGGCCGTGCCAGCCCTGCAGGCGTGGTGAGAACCGAATGGTCGCGAACGGGAAGTGCATCTTGGAATAGGGCTCGCGGCACAGGACCGTGTTGCCTGTGGTGACACAGTACATGCCGTCGTCCGCGCCGTCATAGCTGGGCAACCGCCAGGATTCGATCACCGTCACTGTGTCGGCCACGGATTTTTCGGTGCCATATAACATGTGGTTGGTGTTCTGCGTGGCCGCTATGGCCGCTTCGTGCTCGGGGTATCGCGCCTGTAGGGTAACACGGTCAACGTCCCGCACGCGACGCACTGTCTTAGCGAACTCGGGTCCATGCAGACATTCGAGATAATCGACAAGAATTTCCCACGGTTGAACTCGCTCAAAGCGTACGCGACCATCGACATCTCCGACCCAGATAATACCAGTCCCATAGACACAGGCGTCTCTGAATGCCAGGGGCATCTGGTAATAGGCTTTATTTTCATAGAATATACCACCACATAGCTTGTCTAGTTTTTTGGCGCGGCGGACGATATTGTGGTCGCCACCAATCGTCTGGAAGAAAGGTTTTGGTTTAGCTTTTGCGACTTTGGCCACCAGGGTATCCACGCAACTGCTGGCAACGTTAAAGCCCATGCGCTCTTTGGAAGGTGCTGTATTAGCATTAACCTTAACCGCATCGGTGCCTTCTTGGCCGCCATAGAGGCGTGTAAAGATGTTGTAGTCGCGCAGGCGGTTCATGTCTGCTTGGGTAACTGCGAGCGCCTGGGCCATTACTGCTTGTGGCAGGTCCTCATCATTAGCCAGCCACCACTGAACGTTGATTTGGTTTTTATTGACTTTTGTTTTGGCTTTGGCTCGACCTTCTTTGACAGCCTTTTCATACATATATTTATTGTCGGGTAATTTAGACATTTTGCTTCACCTTGACGGTTACGGTGCGGTCTGTGTAGTTCACGTCGACCACTGCGTCGTCCATGGTTATACGTTTTCCGTCATGTTTTGCGGCGCGGCGCTCTTCTCGAGCCAGTGCCTTGCGCTGCTTGATAGCCAACCTGCGAGCGGTGTTGGTTAGTTCCTGCGCTGTTGGGGCAGGTTTGGGGTGCGTGCTGAGCATGTAGGCGGCAATCGATTCGCGCGTGTATTTGGGCATGCGTTTAGCCAAGCGTTCCACCAGTGCGTGATCGCCGTTAATAATTGCCTGGGCTAGCTTGCTTTCGCCCATCCACGCTTCAAAGTCCGCTTCAGAGGGAGCGGTGGCGTCGGCGGTGATAAAGTCCAGCTCGGCCTGTTGCTCGGGAGATAGCTCATTAATCTTATCCATTACTTGCCTCATACAAAGCTAAATAGATCAATACCTCGAGTAACCGTTGGTCGTAGTCGCCGAGAGTCTTTTTATAGGGGATCCAGACGTTCTCACTGCTGCCGTCGTCTTTGGCCCACACGGCCCCTTTGGGATCGTCTTTGTCGCCAATCACGGCCTGTTGACTCCAGCCACGGGATTTCAAATAGTCGCTGATGTATGAGTAGTCTGGCGTGCGTTCACTCATGCGCCACCCGCACTAAAGAACAATGTACGTTCGTAGGCCGCTTTGTTGGCCGCATCGATCTCGTCCTGGGTTGGCGCGCGGCGCGGTTGTTCCGGCGCTTCGGGCTTGCTGAGCTCGATGCACATGCCGTTATAGCTATAACGAGTCACGCCCTGACTGCGCAGGACAGCCACAAACCACTGAAAGTCACCAGTGGGATGTAGGAAATCCATTGCCGTTGGATTGCTTGGCTCGGATGCGCTCAATGTGTCGGTCTTCCTTTTGGTTGTCATATTCGGGATCTCCGGGTTTGTATTCGGGTTTGGGTGTTTTCTGAATGTACGTGTACGTATAGCGCCAGGCATATAGCGCGGCGTCGCAGGCGTGATTGGGCAGGTTGGGGTGTTCAACTTTGGTCGTTTTCTGTTTGGTCTTTTTGGTGTACCAAACCAGCTTTTTGTATTCGTCTGCCAGGGGTTGCGCACCGGGCAGGAGGAGGATTTTGCGTTGGATAAATTCGTCGTTCATGATTTGGATGAAATCATCCTTACCTGTCTTATCGGCAGAAACGAGCGAAAGTTGATGCCTGTTATTCAATTCCTGCACAGCTTGCTTGTTGGCGCCGTCGATTATTTTGAAGTCGAAGTCATATTTGCGGTCTAATTCACGGACTTTGTTGGCAACGTCAGTAATATCCATGTGTTTGCGCTTGTAGACCTCGACGATGTGCAGCGCGGGCGTGTAATGATTGTAGGCCAGCACCACAAATGCAGTGTCGTCTTCGTAACCCAAATCCAGCCCAAGTACGTAACTCCACTTGGTTTTGGGCAGTGCGTTGGTCAGGTTGCGCGGCTCCTGGTAGCGATATACCCTAGCGTCATCGTCCGGTGCCCACTCACCCAGGTACATCTGCTTGAACGCAGCCGTTTGCATGTAAAGTGGCCTATCGCGGGCAATCTCGGCCAGTTCGCGTTCGTACTGATCGCACACTCGGACCATTTTGCCGTCGATGTCGCGCACCAGGCTGGTGTTGTCCCTGGTGTGCCAACGGTGCAAAGACCAGCCGCCCTCAAGCTGCAGGCCTGTCTCTTTGTCTATGCTTTGGCTGGTAACATCGAAAAACAGCCCACTGGTGACGTTTCCTGGTGTGCCCAGGAGGCAAATCGTGCCGCCAAGGTCCATCACGGCGGGTTTGAGCACGCGATACACCAAGTCAGACAGGTCAATCGTAAAGGACGCGGCTTCGTCAATCAGGACCAGGGCATATTTCTGGCCCAACGCCTTTTCTTTTTCCTCATCACTGCTGTCCATACCCAACAGTTTGATCATCGCGCCGTTGGGCAACGTAGCTTCCAGGAATGTCTCATGAAACCGCACCTTGATGTTCAGTTGTTTGGCGGCGGCTTTGAGCACATCATTCCAAAAGATCAGGCGTGCAGTGTCCCTGGTGAGTCCGATGTACAGGATTTTGGCATTGGGATTGGCCTGCGCGGTGTGATATGCATGCAAACCTGCGCTGTAGGACTTGGCGGCGCGGCGGGTACAGAATACTGCCTTGAGCCGCGCAGGGTCGTTGATAAATGCCGCCTGTTGGGGGAAGCAAACGCTCAACACGTCGACGGATTTGCCTGCTTGTGTGCGCTTGGCCAGCTCTTTTGCCAGCGCGGCCCTAACAATTTGTTTTTTCATGTCAGCTGAAGCTTTGTCCCTGCCGCGGTGACGCGCACGTTGGGCAGCTTGCGCATCAAGTCCAGGGCATGGTTGGGGACGGTTGGATGGTAAGAACCCTTTAGCGACCAGGTGGTGTGGCGGCGCACTCCGCCAAACAGAGTGATGTAGCCTTCCACGGGCATTGACTCACGAGTAATACTCACAATTGTGGCGAGGTGGCCATCACGAGTTACCCACAGCTCGCCTGGTTGAGGCTTATTCCGCAGCATGATCTGGCTCATAAGCGACGGCGTGCAGGTTGGACCACGGCACCAAGACGTAATGACCTGGCTTGCTGGTAACTGACGGCGCGTCGGGCGATTGGACCATAATGCCTCGATCTGTTTCGGTTAGTTTGTAGCCCTGCGAGGCCTTGAACGTGGTCTCGGCGCGGCTGCAAATGTAAACACCGAGGTGGCAGTAAATTGCCGTAATGGCACGCGGTGGGTGCGGAGTGTTATCGGGCGGCAGGGCTAATTGAGAATGATTCTCAATATCAGATTTACCGGTGCCACGCACATTGGGCACTTTGTGCATCAAATCCAGGACATGATTAGGGATGGGCGGGGCTAATTGAGAATGATTCTCAATATCAATATCAGATTTGCGTTTGTTTGCCATCGGATTTCCTTTGCTTAAATAATGTAATGTACCTTACAAAATGTAATGGTCATGTGTCATTTCCGCCACAAAAGATACGGATCGTATACAGCGTTGATTTTGTTAAAGAATTGCACTGCAGGAGTGTGGTGGGTGTACGCCACGCCATCGTCGGTAAGTTTGCGATCCTGCAGCATTTTATTGGCCAAACCGAGGCGGCGGAACTCGCTTTTGACGTACAAGTAATGGACAATGCCAAACTCGTGGCAAATCCACCCCAGGATCACCTCGGGTGACTCGTCCAGGCATATCACGCCAACGGACACGCCAGGGCGAGCGAGCAGGGATTCAATCAAGCGGTGCTGCCCCAGGAAAAACAAATACTTGAGGACTTTGCTATGGGGCCGCAGGGACTTTAGCCAGCTGGAGTAGACAAACGACACGTCAGTGTCCACCATATCGCGCACGTGGGTGGCCAAACTCATTGGGCAATTCCCATCTCGGCGATGGCCTGGTCGGTGATGCCTGCCTCTTTGGCCAGTTTGCGCAGTTGGGCGTCTGTGAGGCCTGCCGCTTTGATCATAGCCAGGCGCTCCTCATCTCGCACGTCCCGATTGGCCTGCAGGAGCAGCTTGGTGTAGTTGGTGATCGCGTCCCTGGTGTGTTTGAGTTCGGCGCTGGTCTTGTACATCTTCAGCTCTTGGCGCAGGCGCACCAGGTCGCACCGAATCAGATTCATGGCGCGCTCGAGCATCAGGTGGGGAACGGTTGTCTTATACTTACGGGTCATAAAGCCATCCTGCGTGTTATGTCCACAGGACTTATCGGCACGGCGCGCCAAACCCTTAATAATACCTGCAGGTAAGTTAACCCTAAAGTCTTTCCTGCGTGTGCCGATAAGGAAAGTGGGTCACGCGCCGCCCGAACTGAGGTAAACCATTTTAAGCTGAACCACCTGACTAGGCAACCGCTGCGTGATTCGTGACAGTCTTTTAGAGTATATACAGCCCCCGACAGCCGTTTTTTTGGTATCCAGGCTGGTAATTGCAAAAGCAAATCCTTGGGGCGATAGACAACAGAAGACAACAGTTGGCACACTTTTTGATTCCAAATCCGATCCACGGGTACGGGGTTCAGCAAGTGTTTTGAAGGAGGAACGTCAGTGACGACGATTAAAACACCTCCTCCTTCCGGCCGGCCGGATACCCCTACGCCCACAGGCAAGGGACCGGCCAACACAGCCGAGCGCGCCGCCGCAACACCAGGGCAAGTCACACCCCAGGCAGGTATATTTGGATAGTCTCAAGTTGGGCGGCAAACATCCCGAGTAGTACTATGTAGGTTGTGATTGAACTCTCACCCAGGAGTCAAGCATGGTTTTTCTTCCCTGGCTCTTATTTATCGTGGTTTGGGGTTTTTACAAAGGTAAAGACTTGGACCGTAAACAAATGGAGCGGCGCGAGAATTTTGATTGGGAAAAAGCGTCGGAGGTTTACAAAAAACTAGGAGGTGACAAATGAGATCACTAGTCTTCAAGTCATGCCGCCACACACTCGAAACCTGGACAGCCGTAGTGCGGTTTGCCGATGGCACTGGTATAATGGCAACGTTTATGTCAGAAGCCGGCGCCAACGACTGGTGCTTGCGCCAACACCAACGGGCGGTATCCAATGCGCACGCTGCCTAAACTTGCAGTCCTGGCCCTATTGGGCGGCTGCGGCGCAATACGTCAAGATATCCTCTACTATAACTTGAACACCGATCTGTTTGCGTTTGAAGCTGACGCGCTGGAATACGGCTGGACGGTAACAGTGCCCGCAGGTTTTCATCTGGCCAAGGGCGCCTGCGGCGGTTATTGGGCTTGTTGTACGAACGGGCAGCTGTGGGCGGAACCTGTGGCAGAGAACTTGACCCCAGCCACATTGGCAGCTCTGGTGTATAATACCGCAGGTTCGTGTATACTAAGATTGCCGCCGTCCACCGATCCGACCGCGATTATGTATCCGATCTTAACGCAGGATGATTCGATTTGGCTGGCCCGTTGGCCAGCTGCTGTAGCGCAGGAATTAGGCCACCCTTACAGGCCACAACCATAATAGGAGTCTATTTATGAAAACGATCACATGTGAAGCCATCCGCGCCCTAGATCCTTGCTATGACCCGGCAACCAAACTCCCTGAAAATTACTCTGAGTCAGTTGTTCACTTTCTTGGCCAAACTCAAGTACCGAACTATGACCGCTTATGGGTTGCCAAGTACTTTGTGTCCGACCGGACCAACCGGCTGTTCGCGGTCTGGTGCGCTCGCCAAGCTCTGGCGCTTCAAGAGACCGTGGACCCGAGGAGCACGGCCGCATGTGATGTGGCTGAGCGGTTTGCGAACGGAGAGGCCACTGAAGCCGAATTAGACTCGGCGCGCTGGGCGGCGGACTCGGCGGCGGACTCGGCGCGCTGGGCGGCGTACTCGGCGGCGCGCTCGGCGGCGGACTCGGCGGCGTGCGCGGCGCGCTCGGCGGCGTGCGCGGCGGACTCGGCGGCGCGCTCGGCGGCGGACTCGGCGGCGTGCGCGGCGTACTCGGCGGCGTGCGCGGCGTACTTGGCGGCGCGCTCGGCGGCGGACTTGGCGGCGGACTCGGCGTACTCGGCGGCGGACTCGGCGTACTCGGCGGCGCGCGCGGCGTATTTGGCGGCGCGCTCGGCGCCGCGCTCGGCGGCGGACTCGGCGGCGTGCGCGGCGTACTCGGCGGCGTGCGCGGCGGCGGACTCGGCGGCGGACTTGGCGGCGGACTTGGCGGCGGACTTGGCGGCGTACTCGACGCGCTCGGCGGACGAGGCGTATGACGCTCAAGTAGCTTATCTAATAACACTACTAGAACCGGATGAGGCATAATATGGAATTTTTTGATTGGGGCAGTTTTTCGATTTTGTTAATAACCATTGGCGGCATGTCAGTCGCTGTGGGCATTATTTGCGGAATGGAGTAAGTTATGTATACATCCGCTTACGACCACGAAACGCGACGTATAAGGCCTTTGTTAAACGCACTGCGCAGTGCGCCGGTATTGGATATAAATCCCGGACCCGACGAAAGGTGTTTGCGTAGAACGTTTACATTGATTGCGGATTTTCTAGAATCGGCTGCCGATTCAGATTTGCACGGCGAACAATGGGAAACCTGGTGTGTGTTGGTAGAGCACGTCGAAAGGAGTTTTAAATGACAACCGCGTACCGTGTGATGTGTGAGTGGTGTGGCAGTCAGTGTGAATGGTCTAGTTTTCTGGAATGTTTTGCATGTCCTGATTGCCATAATACAGAGGACTTAACGTACGAAGAAGACTCAATGTCGGAGGAAGACACATGAATTTACAACCTGCAATTGACCTAATCAAACAATTTGAAGGTTTCCGTGCCCAAGCGTACCAGGACATGGGAGGTGTGTGGACGATCGGTTACGGCGAAACGCAAGCGGTAACGCCTGACGAAACATGCACACAAGAACAGGCCGATACGTGGCTTTTGGCCCGTGTGACTGCCCTTGCTGAAATGATTCAAGAACGGTGGCCTGCCTTAAACCCCAACCAAATTTGTGCGCTCATTTCGTTCGCATATAACTTAGGTTACAACACCCTTAGCAACTCAACACTGGCCAGGGATTTGACTAACGGTAATTACGATCTGGCTGCCGCTGAGTTTTTGCTGTGGGACCATGTAGGCAAGCGTGAAATCGACGGGCTATATCGCCGCCGTACTGCCGAGCGGGCACTGTTTTTGACGGAGGATTTATGATCGGCCTTGAAGACGGTAAATTAGGGCTAACAATACTGTTGTTCGGCGTGTTGCTTGGCTGTGGTTTCGCTGCATGCTCGGCGGCTGACAATCTATTGCGCGAAAAACCACAGCCAGTGGGTGTGGGGGCCGTGATGAACAGCCCCGAACGGGTGGGCGCGCAACAACATGTCGCCGCCGAAGCCCTGGTGCTGGTGTGGCGCGCAAAGCCCAAACTTTCGCAGGCCAGACAACGCGCATTGGCCGACGCCTTGGCACACATCGCACGATCCAAACTGCCCCTGCAGGCAAGGCGTCCGTGGATGGCGCTGATTGGCCTGGAATCGACGTATGACGGGCGTGCCAGGTCTCGCACTGGTGCGGTGGGTTTGGGCCAGCTGTTGCCTCACTACCGAGCGGATTTTGGCCGGACCTGTGGATTTTTGGACACATCCGAAGCAGACCTGCAGGATGATTATACCAACCTTAACCTGTCCGCCTGCTATTTTGGGCAGCTACTGGCTGAAGCGGACGGCAACCTGGAACTAGCCATGATTGCGTACAGCGCGGGGCAATACAGCCAGGATTACAAACGTGCCCAAGCAGGTACGGAAGTCGGCAATGCTAGCCGTGCCTATGTGGCCAACATTAACGCCAGGAGCGCCCATTAATGACTACTAATTTGAGTCCTGATTATGAATTGTTAATGCTGCGTGACATGGTCCAAGACTTAACTAAAGAAATTGAACACGAACGTAACCGTGCGAACCAGATGACCAAAGCGCTGATGGTCCAGCGGCAGATTCACGGAGAGGAGCTGTTCAATACCAGTGCTTTGAATGTTTTTCGGAGCACATTAACATCATTGTTGCATATTTCACGCATGCCTAAGATCAGCCGTACTATAATCGAAGATACCCTCGAATGGGAGGCACTAAATCGATGAGAATCCAAACCGTCCTGGACCAAGGTTATGAAGTATTGGCCGCCCAGCGTGCCGCCAAAGAACAGTTTCCTGATGCCCTGCGGGTGGGCACAGTCGGCTGTGTGACGCCTGAAGGGGTGTATGGCACCTGCCACCGAATCGCCATGGCACGGTTGCTGGGGTATGAAATGGAACCAACCCGAGATGCTCGCATCATGTGGGCCGCAGGAGACCGCAACGAAGATACCTGGAAGGAAATTCTGGTGGCCGGAGGGCTTCGGCTGCTTGAAGATGTTAGTATCCACACACTAGTCGGCACTCGGAGCGTTGTTGGCCATCCCGACATTGTCGCATACGATCCACAAACAGGCGCGCGTTTTGGTTTGGAATTGAAGGGCATTTTTGGCATGTCCACATTAGCCTCCGTGCTCAAGGATAAGCCTAAAAACGAAAACTTGATTCAAGCAGCCACCTACGCGATGTTTCTCAACATCCCATTCAAGCTCTGCTACACCTTATACCACTGGTCAAATGTTGGTGGCA